GACGAAGGCAGCGGACCCTCCTTCGTCCTCGGCTGCCGTCACAAATTCTCAAAACCCAACGACGCCTCAACTGCCTCCGGCGACAGTCGCGCTTCTTGCGGCTCTTGGTGGAACAGCTGCTGGACCGCCTGAACCAACACCTCCCCGTAAGTGGGATCAAGTTTATGATGTTGAAATCATCCGGAAACTCTTTCCTGACCGCGGTCATCACCCGAACCTTTATGTGACTGCAGAAGTTTTTACTGTGATCCTGAACCATATAGCAAACTGTGGTGTGTTCTATCGTGCTTGTATGGCGGCTGGTATATCGTGTCGCTATTTTGAGGCAATGCGACGAACATGGCCAATCTTGCAAGAGTTGACTCTTGACGCAATGACCGTCTATAGGGAGCGCGTTGCAGAGGCCGTTCATAACAGAGCAATAGAAGGTTGGGACGAGCCGGTTTTCTTTCAAGGACAACATACAGGAAACATACATCGCTTTTCCGATAGACTCCTAGAGATGCAGGCTAAACGCCACTGTCCGGAGTACCGTGATCATATCACATCCGATGTAAATGTGACCGGAGGTGTACTCGTGGTCACCGATCCTCCCGGTACGCGAGAGGAGTGGTTAGAGACAAGACGACAACAAAAGACCATAGAGTCTAGGGTAGTTCCTGCTCTTCCTGAAGTTCCGCAAGGCCAGGAAGAAGAGATTAAGGTTAAACTTACACCTGAATCTACTTCGGCCGTTTTCGAAGAGAAGGCCTCGCCACCTATACCAGAAGAGAAAGCCGTTCCACCCAACCAATAGGTTTCGGAGAAAGACTACCAAGTTCGGAGGAACTGGGTTATCGGTCCTGTGCAAGGACCTATAAGGTGTATTATGTTTCACTGGAGTTATCGGTCCTTTCGTCTTGGTTATAGGTCCTGTCCTATGCCCGATAATAGACATGAGTAGACTGTCTCTTGAACCGATAATGAAGACCATGTTGTGTCTCAAGGAGGATTATTATAGGCCGGGTACCAGTACTCATTCTCTTTTAGGCCGGGGGGCGGGGTCGCCCACGGACGTTCTATTACAGGATCAAGGTCTAAATTCATGCCCACAGGAGTCGTAGAGTGGCGTCTTAAGGAAGGTGAACTCACGCCTGTCCTCCTTCTACCCGGAGGCGGCGAGAGAGCCGTCGGGTGGGCTCCCCAGGAAGGTTCTCAGAAAGCATTCCTTGAGTCACAGGCTTTTGAAACTCTATATGAGGGCACACGTGGACCTGGTAAAACCGATGCTCTCTTGATGGATTTCGCTCAGCATTGTGGAAAGGGATTTGGACCAGAGTGGAGAGGCCTACTTTTTAGACAGACTTTTCCACAATTAAAAGATGTCATAATCAAGAGCAAGAAGTGGTTTCCCTTACTTTTTCATGCAACATACAACGAAGGAAATCACGAGTGGACCTGGCCAACAGGAGAGACACTCAGATTCTCTTATGGAAATAGAGAATCTGATTACTGGAACTATCACGGACACAGTTGGCCTTGGATTGGATTTGAAGAAATAACGACGTGGGCCGACCCAGCCTTCTACAAGAAGATGATGAGCTGCTGTCGATCCACCAAGGCAGGCATGCCTAGAAAGTACAGGTCCACGACCAATCCGTATGGTCCAGGTCACAACTGGGTCAAAGCAAGATGGCGTCTGCCTGTCCTCCCTGGGCATATCTATGGGCCCTTGATCGAGGAGGTTGACGAGAAGGGGAACAAACTGCCGGAAAGGATTGCTGTACATGGTTCCCTCCGAGAGAATAGGATCCTGCTCACGGCCGATCCAGAGTATGAGAATAGGATTCGAGCAGCTGCTAGAAACAAGAGTGAACTGGCGGCATGGATAGATGGATCTTGGGACATAACAGCTGGTGGAATGTTTGATGATGTCTGGGACCAGACAAGACATGTAGTTCCTAACTTCATGCCTCCCTTGAGTTGGAGAGTTGATAGGAGTTTCGACTGGGGTTCAAGCAAGCCGTTCTCTGTTGGCTGGTGGGCAGAGTCGGATGGAACCGACCTCTATCTTCCAGATAGACGTCGGTTTCATACAGTTCGTGGAGATCTTTTCCGTATCGCCGAGTGGTATGGGTGGACGGGAGAGCCGAACCAGGGTTTGAAGATGCTCGCAGTGGATATTGCAAAGGGAATTATCGAACGCGAACTCGCGATTGGTATTCATGAGAGGTGTTTACCAGGTCCTGCAGATGCATCTTGTTTTGCAGTGGAGAATGGAGTTTCGATTGCCATAGACCTGATGCAGTGGGTCACTGTTCAAGGACAGAAACGGAGAGTTCGCTTTTTCTCTTCTAACTCGAAGTCGGGCACGAGGAAAACGGGGTGGGAACTCATGCGGCAAAGACTCAAGTCTGCCCTTCCTGGAGAAGAGAGTCAAAGAGGTATGAGGGAATTTCCAGGTCTGTTTGTCTGTGAGCGGTGTGATCAGTTCAGACGGACAGTGCCAGTTCTTTCTCGTAAGGACTCTGATTTGGATGACGCAGATTCAGATGCCGAGGACCATATCGCTGACGAGACTCGATATCGAGTCCTTGCTTCTGGATATAGAGTCAGGAGTGGCCGGGTTAAAGGAGTCTTATCTTGATATCATTCTTGTAGAATCACCGATTCCTTTTGAAAGGTACAACCATGGCCAGTAAGGCTTTGAAAAGAGCACGTGCCGGATACCGGCGAGCAGTAAAGACAAGCAGACCTGGAGCTGGAAAGCGCTTCAAGGCATTCGCCAAGATGGCCAAGGCCGGGGGAGCACGTAATCCGGCTGCAGTCGCCGCTGTTGCAGGTCGAAGGAAGTATGGGGCCAAGAGATTCGCCAAGATGGCCGGCAGAGGACGGCACCGAGCCGCGATGAAGAGAACAAGGAAGTAACACATGCCATTTAAGAGTTGGGCACAATACACATACTTGAAACGACGACGTCCGTCGGTCTTTAAGAAGTGGAAGGGAAAGTATGGTGTGCCCAAACATGTCCCGTTGAAGGTGAAAAGTAAACGAAAGAGACGTAAATAAATGGACATAGCAGCGAGACATCCGTTGTATATTACATTCGTCACCGACTGGGAGAAGATGGAACATACCTATCGGGGTGAACGAAAGGTCAAAGAACAGGGAGTTCTTTATCTTCCGGCCACTCCTGGTCAGACCATTGACGGGATGGGTGAAGGTCAGGATGGATATAAGAACTACCAAGCATATAAGACTCGGGCTCGGTTTCCTGATTATGTGGCTCAGGCAGTTGAAGCATTATTGGGAATGATGCACCGAAAACCCGCGGTCATCAATTTACCGAAGAAGATGGAACCTCTGAAGAAAAAGGCTACTATCAGAGGCGAGTCTCTTGATATGCTGCTTCTCCGGATCAACTTGGAACAATTGATAACCGGCCGGATAGGAGTTCTCGCCGACATTCAGACTGGGGCTGCTCCCGATGCTCTGCCGTATGTTGCCTTGTACGACGCGGATGATATTCTCAATTGGGACGACGCAGGCAAAGACCAACTTCTCATGTCTGTGCTAGACGAGTCAGGATATGTCCGGAGTGGTGAAACATTCCAATGGGAGATGGAGACTAAGTATCGTGTCCTCCTCATGAAAGATGGTGTTTACCAGGTTGGAACATTCACTAGCGATTATGATGGAAATTCAATGAAGATTCCCAGTTTGGCTGGAAGGACTCTGCCACAACTTCCCTTCATCATAATCAACAGTAAGGATATTGTTTCAGACCCTGACGACCCTCCTCTCCTGGGCCTTTCGGAGTTGGCTTTGTCTCATTACCGAGTAGATGCTGACTATCGGCAAGCTCTGTTTATGCAGGGGCAGGATACTCTTGTTATCATCGGAGGATTGACAGGAGATGGAACCGTACGAGCCGGGGCTGGTTCTCATATTGATGTTGCTGTTGGAGGTGATGCAAAGTATATTGGTGTCAATGGAATGGGTCTTCCTGAGATGAGACAGGCATTGGAGAACGATGATAAGGCAGCCGCTGAGATGGGTGGAAGGTTGGTTGCTACGACTAGTGGCAAGGCGGAAAGTGGTGATGCTCTCCGTATCCGGGTGTCTGCAAAGACTTCGTCTCTGAACCAGATAGTTCTTGCTGGGGCTGAAGGCCTCCAGACCTTACTTCGTACTATGGCTGTATGGATTGGAGAAAATCCAGATGAGGTTTCAGTTAAACCTAATCAGGATTTTGCTGATGATCCGATAACAGGACAAGAACTTGTTGGGGTTATGACAGCTAAGGGACTTGGCGCTCCTATTAGTAGTATCTCTATCCATGAACTCATGCGACGGAAAGAGATGACAACGATGACTTATGATGAGGAG